TCTATGCTTAGTAAGTACAGTTTCCATTTTGTCGTATGCCAATTCCACTTTTTCCGCATCATGAACAACAGTGGTATTTGAACTGTACTCTTCAAGTTCAACCTCCAACGGGTTGTCATCTAAATATTCAACTGGAATTGGATATTGTGCACGGGTCCTATTCTTAACAACAGTAGGATCACCTCCGGCCGCGGCAAAGTTGATTTTATCATTTTCCACGTATTGCGTCCAATCGATTCCATCCATTATAAAATCATTTTTTGGATAGAAATTTTGACGGAATTGATCAATCCAAATCTCCTTTTGGAGTCCAGCCATCAATGAATATTTGGCAATACTTCCTTTAGGAATACAACCCAATGTAAATACGGTACCACCGACAATGGCAGCGGGTTCCAAAGACACCAGAGGTATCAATGCCAAAAACAGGATAAAGGCCAACAAAAGGTTGGTAAATAATGCCTTGGTGCTAAGTTTAAGTTTCATAGGTGTGCGTGTTTCGTTATTTAATTGGGTTATTTGCTTTTCTCCAAGTGAGCCTGCAAAAGCGCCTGGTACTCATCCGGTTGTTTTGTTTTCATTTCCATCAACCCTTTGGAGTCGTTTTTACGGTACCAATTGAAGTCTTTTTCTTCGCCTCCATTGTTTTCAGCTCCGGCGTTTTGGCCATTGTTTAATTGGGTAGTAAGTGGTTTGTGAACCGTTTGGTTCTTTACAAACTCCTGGGCATCCTCAAGGGAGTTTTCTGCCATTTTCTTTAGACTGGCTTCCTGGCTTTTTTGGATTTTGCCATCCTTCAGCGCCGTGGCCACTAAATTTGCTACAGCCAAATCCTTCTGTGCGGTCAATTGGTTTTCCGCAGTTTCCAATTTCCCTTTTAGGTCCTTGTTATCTGCAGTAACCTTTTTTACTTGTGCAAGGATTGTTTCCTCACTGGCATTTTCGGCATTCATTTCAATACCTGCCAATGCAAAGGCAGCAATAAATTGAGCTATAAGTTTCATATCCTCGTTTTGGTTTTGAATAAATTCAGAGTCTGTTTCGATTGCATTTACAATCTGTTGTTGGTAGAAGTTGAATACTTCCTCCGGAGTAGCGGAATTCTTTGGAGCCTTTTTAATGGCCTTGCTTTTTGTAGTGTGACCAACAAGTTTTAAAGTCAAAGCTTCCTCAGCTTTAATATAGTGGTCACGGCCATCCATCCATTTAGCACGAACATCTTTAGTTGATAATCCGGTTCTTTCAGCAAGAATGTCCACAAGATCATCTTCATAACTTCTAATGGTACTGGCTTGATGTTCTACATCATCTGCGGTTCCATAAGCGCCACCTTTTGCGCGATGGTTCATAATGCGGGCCATATTGCCCATTTCAAGGTTTTCCACAGGAATGGCCATTGCAATAATGCTTCCCATGGAAGCGGCAAGCCCATCAATTTTCCCTGTAATTTTAACCTTGCCTTCCTCAGCGGTCTCCTTTAGATGGTTATACACCGGAATTCCTTCAGTGATAGAACCGCCATAGAGGTTTACAATATCTATGTGGATTTCATTGTGCGTCTCTTTTAGTTTGTTAAAGTCGTTGATGAACTTCGATGCAGAAAAGGATTGTTCGCCATTATAAAATGACACCATTCCGGTAAGCATCATTACTGCCTTGCCGTTGGTTCCTTTATTTACTACCGTGAAGTTTTTCATCTATTTGCTTCGATTTAAAGGACAAAAGTGTGGCAGTTTCAGCGTGAAAAAAAACTAATAATAAAATTTTATTATAGTTACTTATGTTTTTTATAACAAAAAACTATAAATTTTCATGAAGGTTTTTTCAAGTGGCTTTTATAGGTGCAAATTTGTGCTATGGCAAGACGTACAAAGAAAGAACTGGAAGATCTTAAAAGCTGGGCAAAGAGCGAGTTTTTAAATAATGGCATCGATGTGAAGGCCATTTCCAAAAAAATTGGGGTAACCGAAAAAACCATTGGAAAATGGCGCTCAGAGGAAAAATGGGATAAGCTGAGAGCAGCTACCGTTATTTCCAAACCTGAGCAACTCGCAATGATCTATGATCAGATAAATGAACTCAATACCCACATCCGCAAAAAGCCTGAAGGAAGCCGGTACGCTAATTCCAAAGAAGCCGATGCGCTTAAAAAATTAACGGCGGCCGCAAAGGATCTGGAGGGTGAACTTGGCCTATCGGAAA